TAGGCATGATTAATAGCTCGGATCTCCGAGTATGTCTGGTTTATTTAGACTGAAGACTTCGTAGTACTGGTGTATAGCCTTGTAAACGTTGTCTTCATTAGGGGAATCGCAATAGACGTGGCAATACTCAGCAATGCTTCTTACGTCCGTGTATGGATACTCAGGTAGCAGTGTTTGTATGACGTCGATATATGCTTGAACATCCTTGACGCTGAAAGCGAACTTAATGGCCATGCGTCCTTGCTTGATGCTTGTGAACTACCACCCTTGAATACACCTGGTAATGGTGAATTGTTTGGTAGGAAATGCTATCTGTAGTTTTTGCAAATAGAATTCAACATCATTGTTATGAATCAATTTGCTGTGTAGTTCATGCGCCTTGCCAGGCAAGTTAACCTTTTCCTGGCAAGTGATAAATGAATAGTCCTTATTGTTCATACTGAGTAACCAGCGAAGCGGTTCATTGTTGCTATATGCAAATCCGTTTCATCCATCATTGAATAGGTGCCGGAGTCCTTGGCCTCATCGACTACCTCTTGCCATAGTTGGTTGAATAGTTCTTGATTCTTGTAAGGCATAATAAAAAAGTAAACAATAGATGAGGGATTACCTCGTGATACCAAGGCGAGAGACCTTGGCATCATGCGATAAACCTTGAGAAGGTGGAAACCTTGAGAAGGTGGAAAGGTTAACTAAAGTTTGAAGCTATCGTTCATCATTGACTCTCTGGCTTTCATCGCTTTACCTAGCTTTTCTTTTATGTATTCAATCCGGTTATCAATCCGAATCAAATCAACAAAGCATGAGCCGTATTCGTAGAAATCGTCCTTGCAATCTACGAACTCAAGCAAGTTCTCGAGATCGTAGTAATCGCACATAGTTTGGTCTTCATAGCTATCGTTTGGCTCGCCGTCCGTGTACATCCTGGCGTATTCTTTCTCAATCCTTTTAAAGGATTTTCTAGCTAATGCAACGTACTTTTTAGAGCGATCTTTAAAGTATGCCTTGCCATAAGGATTTGATTTCATCATGATCTTGGTATGCCCTGGTGTTGGTAGTGAAGGAGTCGTAAATAACTCTCGGGTAAATCGCCATAAAGCTCCTTGATTACCGGAGAATTATCCAGCCATTGCTTAAATGCTTGTGACTTTTTGTTCCTCATAGCACTGCAACCGCGTCAGCCATTACACAGTGCTCAACATCAATTGCTACTGCCCTATCAAATGAATTAAACCCTGGTTGAAATGGTCTAGTGCGTCCATTGTCTGTGATATACCAAACATGCGCCTTTTGAAAGATCCCGTTCTGTGTACCGTCCAGGAACTCATTAACCAAAGCGTTTAGTCGGGACTTGGTGGTGTTTGTCTCCCAACCTGCGCTACTGACTATTAGTTCCTCCTTGCGGTAGTTATACTTAGCAATTAAGTTGCCATGTAAACAAACCTCGGCGTGCATTGGTGTAATGTCAACGCTTGTATTGGATGACTTCCAGTCCCTTTTGTCCTTGATCGCTTGGATCATGTCGCGTTCAATTACTCGCATGGTGTGAAATAGTAGAGAATAAAAGGGCTAAAGCCCAGTCATTGCCCGGGAGTTGAACCCGAGTTAATACCCACAATGATTAAACAAATTCCATAGGTGGAAGGGTTTGGATAGCTACGCTGTCCTGTTTGAAAGTGTCACGGAATAGAGTTGCCACCTGGTCGATTAGATCGCGATACTCGGTAGATATGGTGACGCATTTGGTGTCCTCATTCTTACCTTTCCAGCGTCCTTGAACATCCTGGATTGTGTATCCCTGGAAACGTGTATCAATGCAGGTTTTGCAGAAATTATTCCAATCCTGGTCGCTAACGTAGCCACCTGAAGGAATATCTCTACCCATGAACATTTGAAAAGTGTGCATAATAAAAAAGAATGCAAAAGCCCTGTTGAGTCCTTGAAAGTCGCGCATCCCATATGATGCAGGGCGTGTTCAAAAAAAAGATAAATTATTCACTCAGAAGGCGCGGGCCGCCGGATCTCTGATTCGCTGAACTCCCGAGTCGGGGTTACCTTCGGTGGTGCATTAGCCAGGGTTCTTGTGATCCCTGGTTTGGTGTTAACCATGCTGTACGGCTTGCGCCGCCCGTTCAGCTCGTTGAAACCAACATAAACGATTCATTGCACTATTGCAACCAACCAGGGCGCAACCAGGGAGCACTAAGTAGGCAAACGCTAGACGCTGCAACGCTTATTATTTCTGCTTATGTATTTTGCTCTGATCGATAATCCTTGCACGTTTGCAAGTGATGCCAAGCGCTCTGCCCTATTGTCTCGAAATAAACATACAGATCGCTAGAAGCTCACGTCACGCGCGCGCGGTAGTTGGATCACGCGCAGGCTCGCGGTAGTTGGTATCGCGCGTTTGAATAACCGCGAGGATCAGGGCGATGCGGATTGGTAGTGCGACATCAACCCAGTGATACCAATGGATCTCAACAAACATCGCGCGCGCCTGCGTTAATTGATCGCGCCCGCGCGGTATATTGATCGCGCGCGCGTTATATTAGCTACCCCCTTGGGGGGAACTGCGTCCGCGCCCCCTCGATAGAATAGGCTTGAGAAATTTATGCCAAATTCTCACAGGCTTTAGCGAAATCACGATTGAACTTATCCAACCCTTGATCTGTTAATACGTGAGAGACCATCTTATCGAAGACTCCCACAGGGATTGTACATATATCAGCACCTTCCAGGAAGGCTAATCCGACAGAACGTACATCACGTATTGAGGCAGCTAAAACCTTAGTTTTTATGCATTTTAATTTGTAGAGGCTGGCTATTTGCCCTATCAATGCAAGTCCATCGAATGAATTATCATCTAATCGACCCACAAAGGGAGAAACATAAGTAGCACCAGCAATGGCAGCCAATATTGCTTGGCTAAGGCTAAAGACCAGAGTAACATTGGTTTTAATTCCTATGTTGGATAAATACTTACAGGCTTTAATTCCAGGCATGGTGCAGGGCAGCTTTACAGTTGCTGTGGGACCATACTCTTTATGGATATTAAGACCACGATCAATAAACTCATCTTCTGTGTCAGCGACAACTTCGATGCTCACGTCTGGGAGATCAGGGATCTTTACTAAGTTGTGGTAGACGTCGTAGGGATTATTATCGAGACTCGACTTAAGTATTAAGGAAGGATTAGTAGTTATACCGGATATAAGACCAGTTCCTATTCTCTCTACTACTTCTTCTTCGGAAGCAGTATCAAGGAATATATTCATAGTGGGTTGGAGTCGCTTGGGTAGTTGATTAAGTGTTCTAGGACATCATTAACGGATGTCGGCTTAGAAGTGGATGGTGTGTCTTATAGGCGGGGGAGTCCACCCTTCTCCCCCTATTAGTCCGCCCCGGTCCTAAACCCAGGTAGGTATTGACTTTCCATTTTTCAAACCTCTAGCTTGTTTTCTCTGATCTAGAGACATACCCATTACTAAATGGTTTGTCGCTGCTTGAGGGTCGTCGTTAAAGGATTCCAGGATGTCAGCGAACTCTTGATTCTTTCTGTCTAAGATTGCTCGTTCTGCTGATATTGAAAGAGCATCTGTATAGTATTGAACTGCTTGAGCTAGACAATCTAATCTATCGTCGTGTTTGACTGCGAATTTCTCTCTACACATTCTAGACATTTGATAGAAGAGCATATAGAGGAGTCTTTTTTCAGGAGCTTCTTCTTTATTAGAGGAGTAGTCCCATTCGAGTACGCTCCTATTGACAACCATACGATGCTGGTTAAAGACAGGCTCAAGAGAATCAATAATTCTATCTTCTTTGCGGACATTGGCTCTAGTTTCTTCAATGTATATAGCCTGTTTAGTATTAATTAAATGTTTTTTAAATAGTTCAGCGACGATACCGTCACCGAAGTTAGATTCAATTAATAGTGTTGACACATTATATTTTTTACAACCTTTAAGGATGTCTAACAAGGTTGTGTCGCTGTACCCGTCTTTGTACGCACGCATTTCATGCAGGTAGAGAAACCCGTTTCTTTGTGAGACGTAGGCAGCAGCCGTTTCATCGCTTCCTTTACCCGAAGGGTCCACCGAGCAAATTGTTTCTGTGTAATCATCCCATTCTCCAACAAGTTGCATTGGACTGTAAAAATAGTCTCCTGGTAAGCCAACTGTAGGGGCGTCGCGGATGATATTTTTAGGATCTGAGCACCATACGACGGACTCGGGAGCTTTAGCGGGGTTGACGCTAGTAACAATAAGGTCAGCCATTTTAAGGGGAAACTTTTCAGCGTCTGATAGAGACGTGTCGAGCATAAATTGCAGCATGAAGTTGCTGCGTCCCATAGAAGCTTCCCTCTGGACAAGATCATCATCATCAAATCTATCAGGGTCAGTACATTCCCAAGGTTCTGCACCGTTATCTATATCTTCTTGAAGTTGAGGAGCTATTTGTCCTTCGTAGCTGGCAAGCTTTCTTGGGAATCGGCTTGGCCAAACGAACGGACGGTAACTGCGCTCTGCCAACTTATTATAAACAGTAAAACAACTCTGAGGAGTCCCGAGATAACAAATACGGCTATCGTCTTTTGGCGTAAGGATGGATTCTGCTTCTGTGCAAAGTTGAAGAAGTTTTTCACGCATCATCTCCGTCATACTGTTTCCTGGTACTTCGATGTCGTCTAGTACCATCAGATCTGCCCGAGATCCAGTTAGCTGACCAGTAATACCCACGCTCTTCACTGAAGGTGCTTGGTGCGGAGAACAAGCAACGTCGAAACTTATCCGCGACCATCTTGAGTCGTCGGATTTGGGCTGTAAGTGACTTAACCAAGGTGTTTCAATAATTAGTTTCTGTAAGAAGATGGACATGTTATCTGCGCGTTCTTTCGAAGCGGAGATAATCATGATCTTCTTTTCGGCATCGTTGAATAGGGTCCATAACACGAAGGCGCCTGTAATCCATGATTTACCGACTCCTCGGAAAGCTTGGATCTGTAGACGTTTTGGTCCGTGTTGTAAATAGTCCGCTATTGCATACTGCGCCCTAGTAGGAGAGGGGAGATCAAGCTGGTCCCATAATGCTTGCAGGAACAGCTTGAAATCGCTCTGTAAGGACGTTAAAACGTCATTCATGTAAAGTTAGCTTTCTTCTAGTTCTCGTTGCGTAACAGCGCTATTTAGATATTTCTTCATCCGAGATTCACTTATTTTTCCGTAGGCTCTTGATATAGCTTTTCTACGTCTCTTTTCTCTTTTACTTTGTGCCGAACTTGTCGAGTCGTTATTCTTATTGTTATTTACTTTAGAGACTTTCTGTGTTGTCGAATTGTTAGTCTCGCTAATAGGCTGCTTAACTAAAGTCTTATTATTCTTGTTGGTCTTGTTGGTCTTCTTTGTCTTTTTATTAGTTCTTAATTGTTCAGCTACGTACTTATTGAAGCCTTTAAGACTGCCATGCTCTTTAAGATATGCGTTTTTCTCTTTAATCCTGAGACGCCCTTCAGCCTTACCCATACCACCAAGAGATTCTAATAGTGGTTTGCCTTTAATCCTTCTATAGATATTTCCACCAGTTCTTATAGCTCCGGCTGCATTGTCTGCGGCTTCATAAACCAATCCAGCTCCTCCTACAACACCTAAACCTTTACCAAGAATATTTGTAGCTGTACCTACTACTTTTGCGTTTCTAATTTTCTTTAAATGTTTAACTACGTTTGAATTTTTTACGTTACTAGCTACATTTTTAATCCTTTTTATTGTTTTCTTAGGCTCAATTTTTAACATTGGCCGACCTGTATTATTAGGCTTACTTGTTTTTACTTTGTTCTTGTTTGGCTTTATCCTTCCTTTTTTGTCAGTGACATAAGGATTAGTAGCACTACCTTTAACTTTATATTTTCTGTTAAAAGCCGTATCTTTATTAACACCTCTTTTCGCTAAGTTTAGTTTTTCTTTAGCTGCTTGTACTCTAGGTGTATCTGTCTTTGGAGTGTCTTTTTTAACTAAGGCTCCGCCTTTTCTGATGTAGTTTTTCTTGCTCTTAAGCTTAATGTTGTTTTTATCTGATGGGGTTACGTTCTTACGGCTGTAAGTTTTTTTCCCTTTACCTTTCTTCTTAGCTAAGTTTGCTTGATTTAATTTTGTAATTAATTTCGCTAAGTATTCGTAAAAGTCTTTCCCACCTTTAGGCTCTGCCATGGTTAATTAATATGTTGAAGAATGATCATTTCTCTCAGAGGTCGATGTCCAAATGTCTGGCGCATCCATCTGAGCCAATTGCTACTACCTTTCCCTTGATTACAGGATTTGCACGCGGGTACAAGATTGCTTGTAAGATCTTCTCCGCCTTCCGTTTTAGGTCGAACATGGTCAAGTGTAAGTTCATGTAATTGATATGCTTTACCGCAATAAGCGCAATGACAATTGAAGTGCTCTTTGATAGCTCTTCTCCAGAGCCGTTTAGCTTCAGGACTTGTCATGGTTATTAGGTTAAATAAGTAATGTTTAGGGGTAGGTAGTAATGGGGTCATTTACGAATACGTAGTGCTTTTCTTCCGCGACGTCTATTTATCGTTGGGTCTTGGAGTTTGCCTTGGTTTCCTTTTCCGGTATGGGCGGCGTCTTTCCCGTCTCCATTGCCATAAGTGCCAAGAGTCCTGTTAAGTTTGTTCGCAGCAACACGTATCTTTAATCCCTTTGGTGTTTTGTTGTATCTGGCTTGTTGTTTAAGCCGTTTTTTTCTAGCGGTTGGGTTGGATTTGTAATAGTCGCTAGTACTTTGCTTTCGCATATAGTTTTGCCTTTACTAACTCTGGGTCAACTTGTGGCATAACCTGTGCCAACTTCTCTAATGGATTACCGTTATAGGCAATTCCACTAATGTCATTTGTCTTCAACCAGTCACAGGCTGCTTTCAAATCTTGGGTAGACGCTTCGCCACTTTTGACCCGTTTAAGGAATTCAGATGTGACTAGGTTATGCAGTTCATTAAACTGGTCTTCAGTGGCTTTCTTCATTAACTTCCTGGAAATAAATTCTTTTTAACTAATTCAACTGCCTTATCATCAATGGTGTTATCTGTGGATTCGGCATAAGCCTCTAATAATTGAATAACTAATTCCTTTACAGCAGAAGAGCTGAGGAACGCCATGAGGACGGGTTTGATAAGTACGATCATTTTTAACATTTAGGTTTTGTTTGTTTCCAAGGTTGATACCAAGGTTTTGCTGGAGTCTTACATTGCAAAACTTCTTTCTCTGCTTTCTTCCAGGATGCAATCGCTATTACATCACTACACATGTTGTAAGTACGACTACCTGGAATTAGCATGAAGCCCTTTTGCTGTAGCTCTGCACATTTCAAGACTCTGACTAATTCGTAGTCAAGTCTCATTTTTTCTTCTTGCCTTGCGGCCATGCTTTTACATCTACGTAGACCTTCACGATCTAATGGGATCATGAAGTTTATCTGTCCTCCCCAGTTCTCAGCCATGGTGTAGCTGGATGGATACATACCATTCTCATCTATATCCCAAGGCTTAGTATGGTTTCCCATGTAGAACGGAGAGAACGTCATCGTTGCTCCATTACACGAGATGTTAGGCCCGTAGTGCTGTCTCGACGGCGCACCATTGTTCTGGAATTGCACCGCGCTATTCGTAACATTTCCTGTTGCAGCAGCTACTGGCGATGAGACGTTATTGGTCTCTGGTTCAGTAGCCTTTACTGGTCCTACTGAGAGAAGACCGACAAGGAGACCGTAGTAGATGTAGTGTCGATTTCTCTTTCTATTTCTGTTATTGACAGTACCTGACTGGCTGCTCTTGTTACTACTTCTAAAGTAAAGTCGCTTCCAGCAGTTGTTAAGTTCCATACCGAATCTGAATCGGTTATACCGCCTGATGAAGCGGAAGAGTGAGTCAGGTTGTCGCCTGACCATTTTTGTAATGCAGACCCATAAGTGGTCGTCGTTATTTCCTCGACGATTTCTTGAGTCGTTGTCGTTGTACTGTTCATAGACCCTTGGGTGAAATTCGGGGTCACTAATTCTGCTCTCGCTACCGAGGGGGATAACAGTGCTAAGAGTATTAGCCATTTCTTCATGTTTCTTTTTTCTTAGCCATTGGACAATCAACAGTCTTACCGTTGCCTTTGTTGCCGTTATTCGTCTGTAAGCCAAAACTATAAAGTGCAGACCCAAACAAACTTGCAACGAAGGTTATATCTGTGTTTTGGGTCTTTTTAATCATCGGTATTTCGATGTAGTTAAGAGTTATGATCAAATAAAGCCCGACCAAACCACTACCCCAAGACGTACAAAAGTACCGAGCACCTGAATATGCTGCTCAGTATCTTCTATACCATCTTTTAATTTGGTAAAGAGGTTTGTTTTCGGGCTTCTCTCTTTTTCTTCCATGCGTTGACTTTACTTTGGAGCTGTTTTTGAACTTTCTTTTTGATCGGTTCGAATAAAGACTGAGTAACTGTAGTTGTAGCTACTGCCACTACGGCTGTAGTGACTGCTGTAACAACAACTGCTGTCTCAGGTATTGGCATTTGTATATCCAATACAGGTATTTTGATGTTGGGTGGCTCAGGTTGCTCTGATGTTTCTGCTGGCTCTACTTCCTCTGGAGCCTCTAAGTCGCTAGGTGGTATAACCATTGGTTTATAGAATGGTATCCGAGCTGTAGGAGGTTTAAACTCTATATTCATTACTGGCAACTCTCTAGGGAGTTCCAGCTTTACCGAGGGGGTTTCCATAAGCACCTGACTTATATTGTTTCTGTAGCCAATCAGCTATTTCATCTGATTCAACTATATAATCTTTAATAACATCATAAGGCAAGCAGAAGTAGATTCCTTTCTTATAACCTTTATCTACTTGACTCATCATCCGATGTAGACCATCAACTAAGGTATAATATAGTTTATTTTCATATTCCACTTCAATAGCTATTCCTGGGTAGCGGATGTCTGCAAACATGTATTTCTCACCTTTACTTATAACACCATTAGTTCTAACCCATCTTTTACTATTGAATACATCAAAGTTTAATTCTTTTAAATAGTCAGCCCTGCAAAGGTTAAAGAAGTCTGGGGGGAGTTTATACTTAATATCTAAGACTTCTATATAACCTGACGTTACAGGGCATATTACCATTTACCTACAGGGCAAACTGCCCATCTCAGCCTTGTTTTTGCATCTAAAAAGCAACCACATTGATCACATCTTCTAGTACGTGGTAAATAGTGTTCACAGTTTTGACATAGATCCATTCTCCCCTTTGCCGTTTGCGGCTTATTCTTTAAGCTTGAGTTCATCTAACCATTCCTCTTCTGTGAAAGGTTTCATGTCTTTTGGATACCTTTCTTTAATAGCTTTGATTTGATCGTCAACTGCTTTCTGTTTAGAGTCATCACCTTGTCTTGACCAGTAAAGAGCATCAAGTTGGGTACCTAATTGTGGATAACTATCCTCCCTAGCTCGTCTATAATCAACTGTTGTGGATTCTATTGGTACAGCATTCTTGTTGATATAGTCACTTAGATCTTCCTCTTTATTAATTTCTATAGGGAACTTATCGTCTGCTAATAGAGTTTTTGGACCCCAATCGTGGATCATTTGGGTGACATGACCTTTATCAGAACCTTCTGGAACTGTTATAGAAGCGTGCTGACCATTAGCATATTCAACGGTCATTACACCGTCTTTAAATTCAGTTACTTTAAATTTCATTTGTTTAATAAGTTAAAACCAGTTCAGATTTAAAACCAATCTTCTGGCTGGACCATCTGTATGTGTGTAGTTACCGTGGATATAGTTGGAGGGGAATTGAACAAATCTATTTTCTTTACATTCAACTTCAAAATTAGGAAAAGCTTTGAAAACAGTAGGACCATCTGTATCAGAAAAATAAAGAATCCCAGTTTTCATATTTCCAAAACCAGCTTTCGTGACTTGATCGGACATGTTTATACCAGATTCACTGAACTTATCCTCTTTTACTGGTCCAAAATCTGTATGGAATTCAACGAAACGATTCTCTGCTTCTTTAAAACAGCAATTTAGTTTCATTCGCCACCAGACTGGCTGGAATAGTTTTGGCGAAAGAATTGTGTTTACTGTCTCATACTTTTGAAGTAGTGGTCTATCAGGTCCATAGATAAGGGCAACGAACATACCTTGTCCGTCACCCTCCCATGCTTGCCCTGGAAAAAATTTCCAATAAGTTGTATCGGTGTTATCACATAACGAGTTCTTAAAACCTTCATAAGTTCGTTGAGGTAAGAAATTGTCAGTGACTTTAATGTTTTTTAGATTTGCTTTCATAGTTAGGTGAATTAAGTTCTTCCAGCTACTGTTCCAGAGTTATTGAAAGTTAAGTAGCTAACATTTTGTATGTAATATCCTCTTGTTCCTCCTCCAGAACCACCAGATCCTGAGTTACCGCCTGATCCTGAGCTACCTCCTGAACCTCCTGAACCGTTTGTATGGTTTCCGTTAGAACCTGAGTTACCAGAACTACCGCCAGAACCAGTGTTTCCAGATGAACCAGTGCTTCCACCGCCACCGTCTACACCGTAAGAGCTACCGTTTCCGCCAGTACCTCCTGTTCCACCAGAACCCCCTTGTCCTCCAGATCCTCCAGATCCTCCGTTACCAGCGTTAGATCCGCCACCGCTTCCGCTATTTCCGCCAGAACCGCCAGCACCACTACTACCACCAGAACCCGAAGATCCGTTCTGAGCTGATTGATTATATCCTTGTCCTCTACCGCCAGCACCGCCAGCTCCTCCTGATCCGCCAGATCCGCCAGATCCACCGCTACCACCGGAGCCTCCGCTATGGTATGACCAATCCCAGCACTGATCCCAAGAGCTAGAGGAAGTACCGCAATCCATGTATGGAGAGTCTGAACCACCACAACCCGTACAGTTACCGCCAGCACATGAGTTGTAGTTTCCGTGGTTACTATAACAACGAGACGTAGAGTTATATGTATTTTGACAAGATCTATGTCCTGGGCATGAACTGTTGTAAGAACAGTTACAACTGGGGCTTTGACCTCCCGAAGGTCCACGTTTGTAGAAAAGTTCTCCTTGTCCACCATTACCACCTGATCCTCCTGATCCTCCAGAACCACCAGAACCTCCTGTTCCGCCTTGGCCTCCTCCGCCTCCGCCTCCGTAGAGAGCTGAACCAGATAAGTTTTGCCAAGTTATATTTCCATTCTGTAGAACTTGAACAGCAGTTCCACCGTTTCCACCGTTAGCTGAACCACCGAAACCAACAACGGTTCCACTGTTTTCAACTACAAGTGTACCGCCCATCCCCGAAGGAATGATTAATGCTGCACTACTACCAGTTCCACCAATCGTCACACCAGAGTTGATGATAAGACGTTTAGGAACTGCTGAAGCCCAATTGCTTGAGTATGCACTTCCTACATTATAATTCTCTTGACCACTACTTATAGTTATACCTATCTCATTTACAGCACTATAAAATGACTTTACAGTGATCTGGCCTGATTCAGAGACGTTAGTATTATTTCCTGGGACATTATCACCGTTTCTATAATACTCTTTCAGAGAATGAGGGGCAGACCCACCAAACTCTGAAACAATATCAGATAATTTAATCTGTCCGCTATCTGGACAAGCCATTACTCACCTCCAGCTTTAAGAGCTTCCACTTCTGCTTTTAACTCTTTAATAGATTCAATAAGGATGGAAGTTAAAGCATGGTAATTAACAGTTAAATGTTTCTCATTATCACTTAATCCAGTTACTTCTTTCACAGCTTCTGGAAGAACCTTTAAGACATCTTGAGCTATAACACCAGCACTCTTTTCTCCACTTCTAATCCAGTTAAAGGTAACACCATTTAGTTGCTCTAATTTATCTAGTGCGTTAGGTACTACTTGAATACTTTCTTTTAGCTTAGCGTCTGATGAAATAGTAGTTGATTCTGCTATGACATCTCCATCTGCATGGAAGTCTCCGTTAGCGAGGAATCTGAACTCGTTGCTACCGTTAATGGTAACATTCATTTGCGAGTTATCTACAAAATTAATATGGTCAGTGCTGTCTCGTCCTATATCTCCTGTAGTATATACGTTACTTGTATTAATTAAAGCTAGAATTTCAGCTCCTGTTTGATCGTCTTTAGAGTTAGTTTCACAAGTATCTAACTTTGTACCGTCAGTAGCTACGTCTCTACCATCTACAGTTCCTGTAACAGTTATGTTTCCTGTTACGTCAACACCAGCACTGAAGTCTGCATTTGTAGCAAAAGTAGAACCAGTTCCACTGAAATAAACATCATGATTTCCATCGAAACCTAATTCTAATCGGCTATTACTTTCATCTACAAATATAGTACGACCATTTGTGGAGTCATTGATAACCATAAAGTTATCACATTCAAGATGTATATCTCCACCTGCCGCTATTATCTCATTAGTATTTGAACTAGCTTCGTGAAATATCTCTAAATTATTACCTGCACCTGTTCCAAATGATATTTTATGATCATCAGCTAAAGATATTGGGTTAGCAAGTTTTGATCCAACTATTGCTGCACTTGCGTTAATGTCTGCGTTAACAATACTAGCGTCAACAATATTGGCTGAATTAACCTGTATTCCACTAGGTAGCGTTCCAGTTGCAATCTTGCTATGTGCTATTGCAGCACTTGCATTAATATCCGCATTAACGATTGAATCGTCAACTATGTTTGCACTAGCTACTGTTACGTCTGTAGGTAAAGCTCCAGCAGCAATCTTAGTTGTTGCTATGGCATCTGTACCTAATCTTCCAGCTATGGTTGCGCTGGAAACATTTGTCATATCCTCTCTTGCTAGTGGTCTACCACCAGCTTGAGCGCCGTCATGTACGACGGCTGTGTCTTTTGTAGTATCTACTGTTACTTCACCTTCGGCACCAGTAAATGATGCGTGTTGCGTTGTAGTACCACGCCTAAGTTTTAATAATTTAGCCATTTAAAGTGTTCCGAAGTCTATTTGTAAATTGTTTCCACTGACTGTCCCAACTTCAGTTAGGTTCTTATCATTACAGTCAAGATGATTTGCTAAAGCAGGGTTAGCGTCATTAATTAATCCCGCAATACCAGGTGCTATACCAATCCATGTACTACCTGAGTAGTAGTTAAGAGTGTTAGCTGTGGAGTTGTACCATAAGTCTCCTGCACTAGGAGATCCTGGAGTTCCACTTTGTATTAAGTACTCAGCAGCATATCTATTGACATCAGCTATCGAACCCGCAACTGTGGTTACATTTGCAGATACACCAGCAACAGTATTAATGTTTGAAGCGTTGGCGTGTACGGCATTGATGTTCGTAGCATTTGATGATACAGCGTTAACGGCTGTTATTGCTGCACCAACTGTATTGACATTCGCAATATTGGTGGCAACAGTATCAATCTCGCTTGTACCTTCATTAAGGTCATCAGCAACTGTATTGATCTTCGCAATATTCGTGGCTGTAGTATTAACATTTGCTATCGCAGCTCCAACCGTATTGATAGAGTTGTTACCAGATCCAGTGTTAACAGCGTCAGTAATAGAACCTAAGTCCTCTTGATACGTTACATATCCTGAGACACTATTAATGTTCGTAATAGTTGACTGACTAGGTGTGATAGGTGAGAATCCATCTCCGGCTGAGCCGTCATAGACCATCATCACTTGGTTAGCTGAATTATCAAACCAAAGGTCTCCAATAGTTAAGGAGCCACCGTCAGCCCTTTGTGTCGGAGCTGAGTTTGCAATCTGATATAAGTCAGCAAAGTTCTCTATATCTGTCAGGTTGCTACCACAGGCATTGATATTAGTGATGTTTGAAGCAACAACATTAACCTCAGTTGCCTTTGGTACATACCTATGGAAGGTATAAGTATTTAATGTCGTAGTCGTTTCTACGATCATTCCAAAGCTTGCTAGATAAGTAGTACTATTAGCTAAACCATTAATGGTGACGGTTGAGTTTCCAACAGTACCATTAGCAATCGTTGCCACTCCACTTCCATTTGAGGTGAGGTTACTAGCGAGAGCTTTAATAGATATAAGAGTTCCAGTGCCGTTATTAACGTCAGGGTTAGCGTTAGGAAAAGATGTTTCATTAGCTATAGGTACAAAACCACCAACGTCGTCTATTAGATCAACAATCCTGGCATCAATAGCAGATGTTGTAGCTACCTTTGTGTCAGAAGCAGACCAAGTTACTCCACTAGCAATAGTCTCCGAAGAGTCTTGTCTAAGGAATAAAGCTTCAGATTCTGTCTCTGTGTAGTATCTGTTATCAAGTTGACCAGCGTTAAGTTCAGTTTCTGTGTAATATCTATTATCTAGTTGTCCAGCGTCAAGCTCTGTCTCGGTGTAGTATCTTCCGTCAACAGCTCCTCCAGTAAGCTCAGACTCTGTAAAGTATAGAGAGTTAAGCTGACCACCATCTAATTCAGATTCTGTGTAATACCTATTGTCTAGAGTTCCAGTTGTGATGTTATTAGTATCAACCTTTATGGCACTAGGTAAAGTTCCAGTAGCTAACTTACTAAAACTAATCTGAGCGCTTGCATTTATATCTGCATCGACAATAGTTCCATCAACTAGGTTTGTGGAGCTGACGGTAATATCGGTTGGTAAAGCACCTCCTCCAAGCTTGGTGAGCGCCACTGAATCGTTTGCCAGCTTGGATCCGGCAATATCTGCACCGCTATTAACGTCTGCATTAACGATATTAAGAGATAATTTACTATGATTGATAGCAGCGCTATTCGAAATATCAGCATCAACAATCGAGCCATTGACTATATTATCTGAGTTAACTTGAATGCCACTTGGTAATGTGCCTGTAGCAATCTTGCTTTGTGCAATAGCAGCACTCGCGTTTATATCAGCATTGACTATTTCTCCATCTTTGATCTTCGCACTTGTAACTGCTGAATCTCTGATGTCTTGTTCTGTGACTATTTGATTTTGTTCTTGACTTGCAAGCCTTGTTAAATCATGGATAGCATTTAAGTCAGAAGCTCTAATAGATGAACCAGCAGCAAATACTGCTGCGGCTGTATCTAAATCAGTCTCTCTATATATATGAACGTTACCCGTACCAGATGCCGAAGCAGCTCCTAGAGTGACAGTAGTGCTGACTACTTTATATTGTCCGGAACTTGGGGATGCGTTAGTTGTATAAGTTTGTGCAGCTCCATCAATTTTTACCTTGATGTCGCTGGCTTTTATGTATTCAATTGAAAACGTGTAGGAGGTGGCCCCACCGTTCTTAAACTCTTCAGTTGTCGCCATTGGTTAGTTACCACCGTGGTTATTTATAGATCTGTAAAATTTTGTCAATAGTCCGTTCGTTTGCTTTTATGTTTTGAATCTTTCTATCCCTTTCTTCCAGGATTAGTTTCTCAACATTATTGTCTCTTCTTATATCTGCCCAAGCTTTTAGCTTAGCCTTATGAAACAGCGTTGTGATTCGCTTATAGTGAGCGAAGCTTCTTGGTTCTGTATCACTACGACCTGCTCTTCTCTCAGCAAACATTTCAGCTAATGACGCTTGCATACCTGGTTCGTTAGCCAGATTATCAAGTTTGCGTAATAGGTTTTGTTTACCTATAGCTTGTTGATACATAGACCTAACCTTTGGACTCTTACTTAAATCTGTACCATCTGGAGCTGAGTACAAAGAGTTACTAAGGTCATACCCACTGTTAAATAAGAATTGTCTTCCAGGAGAGTAATCTAAGTTGAAATTAACCGGAGACACCGCATTAAACATACGGGTAATAAAGTTATGATCCTTAATCGGATCTCCTGTAAGAATGTCGTACTTAATAGGTAGGGGATCTAAAGCTATGTTTTCAGTAATTAGGTTTCTATTTCTTATAGAGTCCTGAATATCAGAACTAAGTTCACGGGTGTAAGGAGTCAGAACCTTACCTATCTCATTTCTAAGACTAGATAAAGGTAAAGTGTTATTCATTAAGGACGCAATGATTCTGTTCTGTTGTCCAGGTTGTCCAGAGAACAAGTCAACCATTGATTGCAGTCCAGCTAAATAAGACTTACTTGTGATAGTTCCAGATAAAGCTACTGCTAGTTTTTGAAATTTCTCTTCAGCCCACTCCTCACCCATTAGATCCATGTGATCTCCAATATCTCCTACTAATGCAAGGATCTGGTTATAAGGTTCAAAGGAATCATAGTTAACCCATACATTACCAATCTTTATTGTTCTTGGTTTATATCCAGCAGCTATCCATGCTTGTTTTTTCTTCCTATCAGTAGGACCATTTCCATGCAAGCCACCATTAAGGTACGCAATACTAGCCATACTTAATGCAATACTACCCATAGCTATCCTTCCGTCGGCTACAGCCTTAGCATTAATTAAGTCACGGGCGTTCTTTATTCCGTATCGCTGTAACCCTGATAGATCACCACCTGGCTTTGCAAACCTAATCTCTCTATATTCTTTAACTAATAAGTTAAAACCAGGAGTATGTTTAGCTGTTAGTTGTAAACCATTAATACCAGTTCTAGCAAATAAGAAGAAAGGTCTAGCCCAAGGAGTTTCACCGAAAGCTTTTTCTAGCTTCTTAGTAAAGCCAGTTAAGTCTTGAGTAAGTGTTGCTTCTCTTTTGCTATAAGCAGCCGCATCATCGGTTATATTTCCATCTACATCAAAGATCTCCTTATTAAACTTATCCTCCATATTCTTGAAGAATGTCTCGTCTAAATTGACGTAATCTCCATCAGGTAAGTTTTCAGCAGCTTCTAAGAATGCCTTTTCTCTAGCTCTAGCTCTACCAATGATTAGCCCGAAAGCATCATCAGTAGCTGCCATGATCTTTGTTGAGTAAGTTAAGAACCTATTATCGTTAGCGGCTCTAACTAAGTTGGCGCTACGGAATACAGCCTTATCAACTTTAGTACCTCTAGTTTCAGCCCAGTGTCCGTAAAATTCCCAGTCGTTATCTAGCTTACTTCTCTCTATGAATCTGGTCTTATAGGTTGATATATCACCAGACCAATAAGCATTAAGACGTCTTTTAAATAATTCAAATGATTCTGGTATTGCTTCACGCATTCCATTTAAGGCTGCTAATCCAGCTCTGGAAGTCATCCAGTCACCTTTCATCAGACCTCCCATAGCCATAGCCATAGGTCTAGTAAAGGCAGCGCTAGATGTACCCATGATTGCTCTTACCGCAGTCTTAGGACCAGACAACACGCTATGTGTCATCATTGTTCCGAACTCTTTTACTAAAGCTCCTACTTTCTCAGGTTGACCCTTAAAACTTCCACCTCTCATTTTTAAACGCATCCATGCGTCGAGATCGTCAAGCGTATGAACATCCTTAGCCATGGATATTCCTTCGAATATGGCTTTGAATAACTCATCACCACCGTCTTCAGGAGCTATCTGCATAGCCATACGGAACGCATCTATACTTTTTTGAACATCAGCATTTACCATCGCATCTATTTCTTTGCGAGGTGTCTTTACATTAGATTGAAGATCCCTACCCATTTGAGACCATTCAGCATTAGTTTGTTTTCTGATCCTTAAACCAGCTATAAACTTTTCAACTAATTGCTGTGCTGGTCCATCTATGTCTCTGAGATCTGTATAGTCGCTGAGTTCTCTTCCAATAGTCCCTAAAGCTTTAATATCACTAAGTAATGAACCGTTGATCATATCAACAGTATTCATAAACTCAGGTCTTACAAAGTCATAATCTTTTATGTTCCCAAATTTATCTTGGGCTTGGAACTTTTGAGCTAGTATATCTGCCCAGAATTCCTCTGGAGTTAAATCAGAAGTATTTCTACCTTCATATATTCTTTGTGTTAATTCAATATCTTTCGATAATAAATCATCTAGTGTCTTGCCTTGACGTTTAGCAGTCTCAGTTAGTTGTTCAATTTTATTCTTACTGAATGCTTTCCTTAAAACTTCTTTAATAGTCTTTCTGGCTTCACCTGAACTCCGAGCAATGTTGTCAACTTGTACATTACTTAAGAAAGATCCAGAAGTACCTTCTTCAGCTCCCCAGTCATTCTGTACGGATCGCATACCCTTTCTTACACTCTCAGGAGTTTCATTAGAGAATGCAGTTCCTTGCCATGGATCAGCTATTGGTTTGTTTTTAAAGGCACCAAATTCAACCTGTTTCTTTTGTGCTTTTCCTTTCTCTACGATTTGCTGAGTAACACTCTTAGCTCTTTCTGAAATAACTTTCTTACCTTCAGCAAGGTTATTGAGAAGTGATTTACCAGCATCAGTCTTTAAACCCCAACCAATTGATTCAAGTATTCCATCTACTTGTAATCCGATTAGACCACCTTCAAGAACGTTCTTAAATTTCTTGACCATAGGATGATCATCTTCTTTAGTAGCTAATGGTGTATCTAAGAAAGGTACCTTCTCTTTTAATATTCCAGATACGTTGTCATTGAGTGAAGTCTTAGATAGGAGATCAAATCTTGCACCAGTTAATGCACCTCTCCAAAGTCTTGTACCTAGACCGACTCCTCCTTTTGCTATTCCTCCAAAGCCACCAGTGGTAGCTAGTAAAGAAGTTACATGAGAAGCACCTCGGACAAGACCACCTATAAAGGTTTTTGATTCATAAGGATTATCATCATCCTTATATAACCAGTCATCCCATTCGGTGTCATAACCACCTTCTTTTGCTTCTTCAGACATCTCCCCAGAGAAGAAATCAATAACCTGTTCTGGTGCTGTTATAAATGAAGACGCTGTATCTCTTATACCAACGGCACCAGAGACTGCAACATCTTTAATACGATCACCTAGATTAAGTTCTTGATCCTTTACTTCTTCTGCTTCGACTACTTCAGCTTCAGCTTCTTGTTCTCTTTGTTCTTCAGCCTTAGTCATCGCTTCAACGACTTCGGCGGTTCCTTCTAAGGACAATCCGTCCTCATTACTTATTTCGAAATTTGGTTCCATTTGTTACCACGGTAATTATCCGCGCTTTAATTGACGCGAACCGCAGTTACACGCCAGGAGTTAAAAACACGCTTTTGTTGAAAATAGAAGTTTTGACATTTGGTTGATCACCGTTAAGTTCATAACCGAAGTCGATAAACGATCTGATCACTCTTGATCGTCTTGGGTAGTGATATAAAAGTCTTGCTCTATTAGGTTTATTTTCTATCTCATTTACGTCTCTATCTTTAACTGTCGATCCATCCTCGGAAATTAATGCTGCTTGTCGTTGTGCTAAATCATATGGAGAGACATTGATACGCTTACCGACTTCTTTATAATGCTCTGGTATTCCCCTTGTTGTCGGGTTATCATTTTTAGCCCATCTTAATAATGTCTCCTGATCTTTTGGAGTAGCATAAATTTCAGTTGTTCTCCACATACCTCCGCCAGCTTGCTCAATAGCTCTTTTATATCCACGAACTACTACGTCGTTACCTTCAAAATCATAGTCCCCTTGCATCAGGGTGCCACTTATTTCTGGGTCTTTAGCAGCTTTCTCTGTAGCATCCTTAGCTATTTTAAATGCAGCAGCATTAGTATTAATCTTTATACCATTCTCATCGTATAAAGCTTGTGTGTACTCTGTGTTGAATATTTCAGTTAAGCCTGCATTAAGGTTTAGCCACCTAGAACTGGCTGTATCTGTTTCTCCAATTTGCTCATTACTACCAGCGTTGGTAAATGCCTTGATATACTTTTGTGCCGATACATACTCTTTACTTCCTTCTACAAGAGCACCCTCCTTTTCCACCTTATCTGAATAAGTGTTAAAGACTTCATTGCTGACATTATCTAATTGGAAAGAATATAACTTTTCATTCTGACGTCTAAGAGCCATATCTAATCGCTGCTTAGCGTCCCAATCTTCTTCATGCCCAGCTAAAGCACCTTGTAATTCATTTGGAATACGACCATCATATTTGTCTTTAAATATCTCTCTGAAAGTAGCTTTCTCTTCATTTGTCCAGTCGTCTGTACTTCTGATGTTCTGGACATCTAAAGCTATCTTAGCTTTTCTATCTTCTTCTTTAGCTTCTTCCGCAGCCAGCGCTGCTTTTTCTAATCTCTCTGGTAAGTCATTCCATTCTTTCCAGGAAGTCATGGTTTTTGTTGATCCATCACGAGCTGTAAACTCATGATTAAGTACAGTCAATGCTTCTGGACCACTAATTTTATTTGTACTGACTGCTTGTACTAGATGATCAGCAAAGGCCATACGACCTACACTTTTTGATGTTTTTTCTCTGGTTGCAAATCGTTCGGAAAATTTCTCTGCACTGTCAACACCCTCTTGAGGGTTAGCAGTTGCAAAAAAATTCTCAACAAAAACTGTATCTGATTCTTTTACCTGTATTCGATATGCTTTTTCCCGTTGTAGAGATTGCTGATCATTTCTCTTCTTATCATATTTTTCTAGCTCAGGTTTTAAAACTGTAGCTAGTAAACCTTCGTTTACACCTGCAAAACGTCTAGCATAATTGAACTTTATCTTAGTATCTAGTGCAGCTTGCTCTTGTGGGTTTCTAGGTTGGTTTGGAGAATTACCTCCTATTACTGTTGGTACACCATCTCTATCAACCGTAACGGTTTCAGTTTCATAAGCCTTATAAACATACTCATCATAGCCTTTAGCTTGTTGCCTTACCCAAGCTTCAACTAATGCATATTGCTCCCAACCTGCCATCTTACGGAACTCTTGAGCCGTAACAAGATCACCACTTTCAGTTTCAATTTGTCCAGCAATTTTTTCAATATCTAGATTAGATTGCCATAACTGTTCTTTATTGTCTCTAAATGTTGCTTCTAACTGAGGAGAAATTCCCCGAGTCATGACATCAAAGGCTATTTGAGTTTGTCTATCTTCTCTATGTTGTTCTCTCTTCTTTAAAGCTATCCTAGCTACTTCTGTAGAAATGGTTCCTAACCCTTCCCAAGCTGCTATGTCTTTCTTGTACTGACGTTCGTTGTTGGCTTCTACCTGGCGTAGAACTCTTTCTTCAGATGCTTCAAGCTTGGCATTTGCAGCAGCTTGTTCAGGAACAACATCTACTATTTCCTCTGGTTCAAATTTTCCAGCGTCTACTTCATACCTTGGTATTATTGTCATGATCCCGCACCTATCCAAACTGAACTATTAATCATTGAGGAAGAAGGTGTGACTCCACCATATACTCCTTTAAAATTCCCCCAATCCATCTTGGGATAACCCATATCCATTGAAGGTAAATTCCATGTATTATTTGGTAAGTTTGAATTGAAGTTTGTAGAATTCAATTTGTCGCTCATTTTATCTATACCTAAGTCTGTATTATTTTTAAGTCCTCCTTTTCCTCCTTTGTCTGGGGTGTACGCAGCCAACCCTGCTGCTGCTCCTCCTAAGATTGCAGACAACATTGCGTTCTGCATGACTGGTGCTGGCGGCGCTACGTCAGGTATAGGTTGAAGAGCAACCGAACTAAAGGATTGATTAAGTGCACTTTTAAGCTGTCTATTGATACTTTCATTAGCATATTTAGCATCATTCTGAGCCATGGTTAAACCTCTAGTTCTCATAGCTTGAGACATACCATAGTTGGCTTTATTCATGGATAAAGCTCTAGCCATACCTTTTCCACCAATACCTCGTTCAGCAAAAGATACTTCTGCCTTACCTTCATTAATCATCATCTTTTTCCAGTCCACTTCGTTTTGAAGCATGGCTAAAGATTGAGCATTATTTAAAGATATTTGTGTTCTAGTAAAAGCTCTCTGTGCAGCAATATTAGCTAGATCTACTTGTTGTGAATGTTGTACTGTTTTTGTCTGGTAGAGGGATCTTTCTCCCATCCACTTTCTTTCTCTTACTTTTAATTGATAAGCATAGTTTCTACTTGCTGCTTTGTTCGCGGAGCTGGCTGCCATGTAGGACTGTAGTCCTCCTATTGCTGCTGAACCCGCGACGACTGGATCGCACACGGCAAAATTCTATAAAGGATAAATTGTTGGGTCCATAACTAAGTCTTCTTAAAAACTTAAACCCTAAAAAACGGAGCAATTTTAAATGTACTTTGTTCCGTTCATCGACGATGTTCCACAAAAGCTCCTCTCTTCTTCCTTCCACATATCGCATAGCTTCTCTAGCAAATGTATGTGGGTAGTCGTAGATGGCGGGAGTGCAAAGCATCCAGATTTGTCCATTTCCATGGACTCCGGCAAGCCCTGCTATTTTCCCGTTTGGTACTTTAAAATAGACGGATTCGCAGAATCTTATTGATTCAACCAATGCTGTTTCAGGATCATGTCCATGACCCTCTTGTACTTCACTACGGTCAGCAGGCAGCAGATTAGAAGCCACCTCAATGGCAGCCTCTACTGTTGCTTGTTGGATGTATTTAGACACGCTTGTAATAGTTATTGGTATAAACTCCTTCCCAGGTCAAGTTATGTAGTGTCGCTGGGGCTGGGTGTGTAGATTTAATAGTTAAAGTTGTGTTTATATTTCTGTCGTATATCGGTATTGTTCTCAGAACATTATCATCGAAGATACCTGTCGAGTTAGCTAAAACTTGGTTGGCAGGAGTTACTTCAAATAGGTCATTATAGTTAGGCTTACCGATCCTGGAGACAGTAGTTTCAAAAATACCTACTGCACCAAACCCTAATTTAATTCTATGTATCAGAGTATGAGATCTTGTATCAGAAACCCATCCACCAGTTGAACCTTTCTTGGAATAGTAAAGAGTAGGTAGGTTAACTTGCATAGTAAACAAGTAACCGATAAGAAAGGTCTCACCAGACCAATTTCCAGTTAACTCTAGATTGCTACCGTTAACGGTTATCTTTGCATATCTACCGATATTATTATTCGCAGTATCTACATCGTAGGCTGCTAATTGATTTGTAGACTCTAAACCAGTAGGTTTTGTCTTTGTTGATTTATTAGTAGCTGCATCATATGTCCAACCGTTTGTAGACATTAAATGGTCCATATGTACCCTGTGATCTGTAGAGACAGTAAGGGTGTTTGTATCCATTTTTAATGCATGTTTTAATAGCTGATCTTTATTATTATTTCTAACAACTACAAATAAGGCGTCATCTTGCATACATAGATACTGGATCGTACCAGTAACAGTCCACTTAAACCATGAGGCTAGTTTCCTGTCAGTAACTTGATCGAAGTATCTGTAACCATATAACGTAGAGCTACCCTCTTCACTGAAGAATATTACTGAGTTCTCTCTTGAGTTAGCTATTAGTTTTAAATCCTTATTAAATAGCCTGGAAACAACGGCACTTTGTTCTATTACCTGTGGTTCTCCTTCTCGGAGGACACCAGCCATTTCAAAGAACCTTGAATATTTACCTGCATTATCTAGGAATCCAATTGTAGTTCCAAGAGAGATAGGATTAGTTGTGTAGTTGAAATTATAACTAGATATGACATTGATTTTTGCAGTTTGAATACTTAATACATCACTATCTGTAGTCAACATAAACTGTTGATTTTTACTAAATAGTATGAGTCCTGTATTTACTTGAATGCCGTCGTACAGTACTGCTGGATATTCTGAACTAGCAGACATATCTATTGGATCACTAGGTACAAAAGCTATAGCTGATTTAGCCCAGAAGTTAAAGAAGTCTCCAGGTCTAGATAAGATGATATTCTCATCAGCCAGCATTGCTAATCTGTTTCTGAAGAACAGTAGCTTTGTAATTGGTCTACCTATAAATGATGGCTCACCATTTGTAACATCGTCTCCAACAATACAATCGTCCCATTGAGGATGGTAATAGGTATTACCTGAGATCGTATATTGAGCACCATCTAATTCAGCTAATCTAAAATTTCCGTCCGCCGTTCTAATCAGAGTGACGGGCATACTATGCCTATCAAAACGGGTAAACCTACCTGGCTGAGCACACTCTTCCCAGACACCTTCACCGTCTTTATCGTTATTACCAAAGAATTTAACGTAGTGATTATCCTCGTCAGCAGCGCTATTAACTACTTCAACAACCATCCCGTGCTTACACTGACTTGGAAGATCACCAATATCATTTACCTTACTAGCAACAACATTGAGTAATTCTCCTACTGCTGTCGAACCATTGAAAATACCAGACCTTGCTATATGTAACCCTGTACCAATTGTCGTTACTGTGAAACCGTTTCCAGTTGTTGCAGTAGCACTACCTGTGATTCCTTTTCTAATATCACCAAGGATACTTTCAGCCGTTATAGTTGTCTCTGTATCAAAGGGTGTTGGTTGAGGTCTGACTAACGCTAGGTTCCCTTGTACTTTAGATGTACTAATTTTTTCTACTGTAACTTTATACCTTGCATTTTTCATCCAGATATAAAAGTAGTCATTCTCTGCCCAACCTTCTCCACCATGCAATAGATCGTGGGTCGTTGTATATCTTGCTTGATATGTTGTTTCTTGGGTTTCTCCAGAGCCAGTTGTATAAGGTACTGACTGAGCAGTTGTAGCAATACGGAAATATAGATTTGACCTTCCAGATGCATTACTACCATTTATACTTATAGTTTGATTAGCGTCTGAGTAAACAGCACCATCATCGTCAATGCTTTGACCACTATCTACTGCAAAGATTCTTGTACCTACATTAGGTGCAAAGGCATCTCTACTATCTCCGGCTGTGTCGTCGCATCTAGTAGACTGTGATGTCCTAGATCCAATTGAAACCATTCCACCATTGCTATCACAATAGTTGTTGCTGGAATTAACCATCTCAACATTGATACGTGTCGCCGTGGTGGTTGTAGATAAGGTTGTATTGTCAAATAGATTTAGTGAATATTGCTTTGCATAAGAAAGACTTTTTAATTCTACATATACTTCTTTCTGATAATTACCCAATGGTTCCTGAGTAGAATCCATTGAGGTATTAACATTCCTATTCGTGATATAAGTAAAGTCATTCAGAGTTAAAGTTTGTAACTGTTCGTCGTTACTATGCTTTAGGTACTTATTTCCAGTAGTTCCGTCTGCATAAGTGATAGAGCCACTGCTAGTTGCATCGACAACATTCTTTTCTGCACCTGTTAAACAATCCCACATACGGACAGTACCGTCTTGGTGAACCTGTCCTACGTATTGTTCGGTCTCATCACGATAGTAATGAAACCATCTACCGTTGGTGGATGAGTTTTTACTTCCATCACTCAAAGATCCCACAAACTTTCCAGCAGGTCTCTTTAATAATCCTTGGGTTATGTCAGGAAGGGTATTATCCATATCGTTGACTTGCCCAGGGATTTTATATTCATCAGGTTGTTGTGAAATACCTTGAGTTAAATTAGGAATAGTTTGTGTGATATTTGCCATTAGCGTGCTAGTGCGTTGTACGGTTGATAAGATCTATATGAACTTTCATGCGGCCAGCCCAGGAATGATTCATCTCCCATTTGCGTGTCGTATTCAGTTGCGTTAGCTTTTGTTGTTACTTTGTTTAAAGTTAATAGTTTTACTAATTCGATATTTGATACCAACTGAACAGAAGCTCTTACAGCAGCAGAAGCAATAATGTACCTTTGAATTACTGGAGGTACATCTGAAAATGGGTATAGCCTGGTTACATCAAAATAAAAGTCTTTAGTAAAAGTACCTGTATGATGAACGGTATCCCATAGCTTTCCGTTTCTTACTACAACATCTCTAGTCCGGTCTACTTGACCTTCATGTATATCCATCCTCAAATAATCTAGAGGAATTATATATTCACCATTACCATCTCTAGTAATTTTGACATGATCTTCTTGATTGAAATGCCAACCTTCATTCTGGACATCTTTATTAGCTTCCATTAATAGGTTATGGACTAAAGCTATCTCTGGATTTTCGTAGGACTGGACTGTAGTTGCTACACCAGCCGCACTTGTTGTTGTTGTACTTTGAACATTACCTAAGCTAGTAACAGGGCTTTGACCGATGCTACTCAATATAGAGTTAACTGCGGATAGTTCTGTATCGCTTGCTTGTATTGAAGTAGTCATAAAAAAAGGGGAGCCGAAGCCCCCCGTATAAAATGTATAAATTAAGCGTTAGCTGGATATGTAGCACCGAATGCTGCTGGAGCAGTAGTACCTGTATATAGCTCAACTGCGGCTGCTGGGTTTAGGAAGTCGGCTCCCATTGCCAACCTACCTAGAATGACATCTCCTTGGTAAACCACTGAAACGTCCCCTGAAGTAACTTGTACCTGTGGGCCGATAGCTTCCACAACTGCTGCGGCTTCCTTTTGGAAGATAAGACCACATGACTTAGCGAAGTCAGTAG